CTCCAGTATGACACTACTGGCGGTCTCCAACCGCCAGATTCTAATCCTATCCCCCGCCTGACGAATCAGGTCAGAGACAGGAGGTACATAATCCCAATTCGGGGTTACGCACCGCTTGACTCGGAAACGCGTATCCGATTGCCTAATGGATATGCGCCCCGACCGAACATCGCCACGAAGAAAGGCCAATAGAAGGCCAGACGGATTATACATCCGCCTCTTCGAGTCTTTAGGAACAGAAATGAATCCATCCCCAATACGCAGCTGTTTTGGAGCAGCTAGCAATCGCGAGTACAGGAAAGAATGGTTCTTGTTTCTCTTAGGAACAAGCCCCATCATCTCAAGTACGAACGACGGCACGCGTATTCCTGTATCCATACCTTCACAAAGAGGAACGAAATAAACTCGCCCCACTTCATTCAGGACTGAACACAAGAGCCTCCCGGTCTCCGGCATATAAATGCCGGTTCTATAAGACCAGGAGATCAGACTGTTGATAGCGATATTCAGAGAAGCTGTGTCGTTAAGTTCTCTACGAAAGTAGATAGGCCTAACATCATGACCGTTAAAATAGTCATGCCCACAGCTCTCTCGAAATGGACCCTCAACAAAGGTCTTGTCACTGTTAACCTTGAAACCACATAGATCTAGGAGTCTAAGAACTCTCGGGACGACCTTGGAGTGACAGATAATGTCATCACCAAAGACGCCCCAGCTGGCTTCAGAACCAGTTGGATCGGTGGCAACAGGACGCTCGGGTGTCAATCCGAACGATTTTATAGCAGTGACTACAATCGCGGAAAACAACATGGTTTCCAAGGGAAACGTAAAACCGTTCCCCATTGTACTAACCATATTGTAAACAACGGCCGTACCGTCAGCCAATTGGCCTTGCGGAGATCTGAGTTTGCGTAAGAGAGTAAGAAAATCTCTCGGTAGCAACCACTCTAGGAGTTTTAATCCTAGAGAGTCAGACGCGCTTGACAGGTCGATTGTCGCAAAGGAGGTTTGAAATCCTTCACGACTCCCGATGAGGGCCGCTCTCTGGTTCCAGGGCTGCTGGGTGGACAGATCGATACCGAAGAAGGTATAGATCCGATCCTCTAGGATAGATCCTAGGCCAAGCTGATAAAACATATTCAGCGAAGGCTCAGTAGCTATGGTTCTCGAGACTTGATCGTCTTTCGGGACAAATTGCAATCGATTTCCGCTAGCGTGCGAGCTCCTGGAATACTCATGTTGCCTTAGAATTTCGGCATCACTTGTAACCGGATTTTCTGCACACCACCACTCGTAAAGAGTGACTAGACCGTCTGACGTACTGGTAAGAGTTGAAGAGAACATCTTAGAATAGAAGTCCTCTCCAGTCATACCAATGGCTGACCCAGGTCCCGTTCTTCCACGATCCAAAATGGATAATGGATTCGAGACTAAAGGAAGCCCCTCCTTGTACCAGAAGTGCCAAATGTGCTCTCGAAGAGAGCCCATCAGTTCTTCATCGGAGGACGTATTAGGCGAATACTGCCAAGAATCGAGGCGATTGTTAACGCCCTGAAACTTGATTAGAGCTGCTCGGTCTTGCTCCTCAGTAGTTCCTCGCGAAGGTGATACCTTCTTAAGGATCGACTGGATGAGACGTAGACATTGAACATCTTTGACAGTATCGTCGGGGGCAAAGGTACACCCATTGAAGTGATCCTGGATCTCTTTTGGACTCTTTCCAGAGTTTACGAGAGTATCAAGGTCGTCACCCCAATGAGACGTGCCCCTTAGGTCTAAGGCTAGAGACCGGAAAAGAACAATTGGCCTTAAGGCCATAATGCGCTCCCAGTTCGTTAACAGAGTTTTGAGAGATCTGTGGTGCAAACCACAGACCGGCGATAAAACCCGCTACGAAAGCGGGCGTCACGCGACGAGCACGCCTTTTAAAGCGTGCCCGCAACGATCGAATCGCCAATCTCATTGCTCTGCTCCCACAGGATCCCAGCCAGGAGGCTGAGAGCCGCGAGCAGATTCGCCTTATCGGCGGTATCTGCACCCGCAGGAACCTCAATTCTGAGGTTCAAGAGGGCAGGCGTGGACGGCTGACCAGCAAGGGGGACAACTCCCTTCTTGACGGACAGATTGTACACGTTCCGCGGAACCTGTGT